ATTACCTGATATAAATAATCCGTTTATAAAAACATCGAATCTAGCATCAGGTTTTCTGATACCTTCTAATTTTGGAAACAAAGTTTTAACTCTAACACCATCTACTTTAAATACCCAATATAGAGGATGCTGCAAATCAAACGCATCTAAAAAAAATTCGTTAGGTTCGTTCACCTCTTTCATAATATTTTTAAGTTGTCTAATATTCATATTATATTTGTTCAAATTTTCCAGTTATCTCTATTTCATCATCATCCTCCAATGGAAAAGATAATCCGCTAAAAGTAAAAATTATTTCGTTAGTATTATTATTAAAACTATATGAATAATTAGGAGTAAACACACCATTAATATAATTACCGCTTGAAATAAAACTTCCGTTTATATAAATTCTAAACCAATTGTTTGTATCAAATACTCCAATTAGTTCGGATGGAAGTACAGGCTTTCTTACGCCTGTTAATTTTAGTGTTGTTGCATTTATAAATTCTGCTCTTTGTACACTCTTTAATCCTATGAAATTTACAACTTGCGCATATTCATTATACAAAGATGCTCCAGAAAAAGTATCTCCACTTAAATCAGTTTCAACACCAAATTGAACTCTTTTTGGTGATAATGATTTTTTTACAATTGGTTTTGCATTATATTTTTCAGGTAAAAGGTATGCATTTACACTAATAGTAAATGTTGTACGAATTAATCTTTCAGTACCTTGTCCAACTTCTTGCTGATTTTCAAAGGATTCCAACGATGTTTTAAAGCGGTATCCATTTTCAGTACCCCAGTATTTATCGTTTGCATATTGAAAAGCTTCTACGATTTTATTCATGTGTTCTGTAAAAGATGTCCAAATCATTATCTCATAAGCTATCGTTACATAAGATGGTACTGCTACACTATAATTTTCATACGCAGGTCCAGCTACACCACTTTGTAAATTAAATCTTTCATATCTATTTTTTGGTGAATATTTTCTTACAGCTGGTATTGTGTTTTGTTCTCTGAATGGTTGGAATGTTGCGTTTCGTTCAATCGAATTTCTTTTAAACATTATTAAAGGTATTTGTATTCTACCTCTTGCATCTTTTAAATATCCATCCTTTCTAGCACCTTTCCATCTTTCAGCATTTCCGTATATTAGAGGAACTTTTACCAAATTACCATTTTCTTCCAAATCAGGAACGATAACAGAAGACATGTATTCTGCGATAGTAGTATCTACATCTATTAGAGATACTCCTTTTACATATTGAGAATCTATTGGTAATTGTTTGGCTCTATTTGTTTCTCTTTTATCCATTATAATACTCTCATTTCAGTTTGTATAGAACTTCTTCTAGTCATAAATGTTGAACATATAATAGAGAATGCCTCACCATCACCAGTTTCAACTCTGCCACCTATTAATTGGTCTTCAGTAACATTATCTATTTCAAAATATCCATTATTATGAAAAATAATATCACCAACTTCAGGATAAAATCCAGTTTCTTTTAGTGTAAATCTATTGAAACGGAATTGTACATTTTGTGAAGTATCAGCGCCAAATCCTTCATATTCACTTGCAGTTGGTTCTCTTTCTATTACCGCAGTTGTTTGTACACCTTGATAATATGTTTTATTTAACGATTCACCATACAAATTAGTTTTACTATCTTCAATTATTAATTTATATAATACAACAGTAGTTTCAATGACAGCATCTACCAATTCTCTGGATATTCCTTCGAAGAATTTTATATCTCTTGCTAATGTAAATCTTGCCATATTATCCGATGTATATTGCTAATGGAACTTTTCTTAACATTTCTTGGTGTTGGTTAGCTTCATTATTACGATTTTCAAATTGAACTTTTCTACTCAATTCTTCCAATGTTTCTCTTAATTGAGTCATCAGAGCTTCCTTTTCAGTTTGAGCTTCACTTCTCAATGCAGCTCCATCTAAACTTACTTCAGAACCAGGTATTGGAATTGATGAATATTTTTCTCTAATTGCTCCTAACAACTCTTTTACCAAAGCTAATGAGTATTTTCTAATCCACTGCTTACCTACATCATTAATACCACTATATTCCATAAAATCATAAGGAATATCAGAATAATCTGAAATTACATTTGGTGTTACAGTTGTAGAATTTTCAGTAAATTCATCTTTTACATAATAATCAAAATATAATTTACCATACAGGTTTATATTTTGAGAGGTTGGCATTGGGAATATTTTCATCTTACCATTTACAATATTAAATGTAAATGCTGATTTTCTGAATTGGTCATTAAATTCAATTGCTTGTATTCTAAGAAGGTCTTCAAATACCGGCATCAATATAAATTGTGCTGCTGGTGAATATGAACCAAATCCAAACTCATCAATTAAGTTTAACGTACCTTGTCCAGAAACTGAATAAGGGTCAAAGAATCTATTAATTGCCGGTACTGGTTCATGGAATACTTTAACCACTTCAATACGTTTTCCACTTTCACTAACAGCCGAAAATAGTGTATCTAAATCATATTCTTGTTGGCCAGGAATTAAATTAATATGTCCTTTCTTAATATCAGTATTACCACCAACTCCTGCTAATGTACCATACGCGTCTGAAATTGCGATTAGATTAGGTAAATTTGAACCCTGAACTAATTTGCTTGTAAGATTTGTTGATTTTGATTTGCCCTTAACCGAATCCAAATTATTACGAATATTGAATTGATTTACTTGTGCTCCATATTCCGATACGGATTCTTCAAAGCATGCATAGAAGTTTTCATCTATTAATTCTATGTTTTGAATAGGATACCCCAATCTTCTAGCACACCAAAGTGCCACTTTTGGAGCATCTTCTTGAAACTCATAATCATTATCATAAATTCCAAAAGGAGTCTGACCTGGAAAGAATGAAGATGAACCAGGATATATTAATGTTTCTAATGCCATTATAAGTACTTATTTTATCGTTACCTATAAATATTAAGAATCAAAAGAATAGTGTTTAGAATGAGATTATATAAAATTATGCGATTGAACCGGTCACTAGCCATTTCCAATTAGAGCCATCGTACATATATAAATTTGTTTTACCATACGATGCTGATGCTACTAACATTCCAGCTTGTCCGTTTGGGAAAGTTGTTATGGGTGTTAATTTAATAACATTATCAATATTAATCGAACCAGTTACATTTAGTGAACCCGTAATTGTTTGATTTCCTATAAAAGTATTAGAACCAGTTGTTGCAAATGAACTACTATCTATTGAAAATCCAGATGTACCAGATGTACCATTTCTACCAGCTACACCGGTCGTTGATATAGTTACTTGCGTAAGATTTTTAGTTATTTCTATTGCCATTTTATTATCGTGTTACATTTTTGGAAAGTTTCACCTTACCTTCTAATAGTCTTGTAACTTCATTATCTTTTACCAATTCTAAATCGTAAAATGCTTCACCAAAATTTAATGCGGATGAAGATGCTGCTGAAATATATATCCCAATCGAACCACTTGCCAATGGAGTTGTGAAATTTGAACCACTTAAATTGATTCCAGTATTATCTGCTGAAAGTGATGATGATAGAGATAGAAAAACCTCCGATGAATCAATATTAGGTCTGATTTGCATTCTTGCTTGATAACCACTCAAATCAATCGCAGAACCCGATTCATCGTTCCAATTGATTTGAAAATTTGTTGTTGCTCCTTGCTCTATTATAAAAGAGTATTTTCCTGCTGCCATATATAATTCGGTTTAATACTCTTATAAATATAAAATTGTTAGAAAGGGGTAAAATAAAAAAAGGGAGAACGTTTCCATTCTCCCAAATCAGTTATGAAGGCTGATTATTTCTTAACCTACTTGAGTTGCAGTTAATATTACCGATGGTGTTGCTGGTCTTGTTGGAGTTGATTGAGTTCCTTTTGCTAAAATTTGTCCATCTATGGTAGTTTTGGAATAATATATTTGAGCATAACTACCACTACTTATTGGCATTAGATAATTTAATGTTGCCAACATATAACCCCCACCTGATATTTTTTCAAGAGTAATTTCAGTATTAGAATTAGCAACATTAGAACCCGTTATAGAATACCAAATTGAAAAATCAACTGCTTCGTTTACAGTAGTGTGTAATTGTGCTGCAATTTGGAAATTATAGATTCCTGTATTTTTTACATATATTTTACTACTATCAGCTATATAAATTGCTCCGTTGTTTGTCACTGTTGTATCAGTACCATTAAATTGAATTGGATATGCGGTATTTGCAGAACCAGATTGTGTTGTAGTATTGTAAAACTGCCCTCTATTAAATAATTTATTTCCTTCGTAATAAAAACCACTTCCACTTGCCACATTTATATTACCCTTTATATCAAATGAGCCAGTTGTTTCTTGGTTTCCTACTAATATTGTATTACCAAATCTTTCGTAGTTACCCACTTGCTTCAATGAGCCACTAATATATTGGAATGAACCAGTTTGTGCTATAAATGATGCAGACCCTACTAATCTCATACCACCTGCTGAAACTAATAAGTTACCACCAATATTTGATATAGAAGTATTAGGGTCACCAATTGCATCCGATGCTATATTGATGGATGCCGATTGAATGTAAATATCTCTAAAAGGTCTTTCCAATGTTCCTAATGTTGCTCCTCTTTCTGTCTTTGGAACTAAATCACCACCAAATTCGGTTGCTCCACTTATGAATAAAGAACCACTAATTTTATAATCCCCAATTAAAGTTTTTGAATTAGTCCAAACACTTCCACTTTTCATTAAAAGGTCACCATAAGTGGAATTAGTTGAAGTATCTATTGTATCGTGCAATCCCTTTATTGTTCCTCTCAAATGTGGTCTAACTAAAAATGTTATATTAACACCATTTATAGATGTAATTACACATATTGAAGATTTTAAGTTTGGTGCGGTTGGTTGTACATTTGTTAAACCACCTGCTCTCGTTGGGTGTGGATATAGTATTTGTCCTTCTGTCCAAGTTTCGGAAGGGTCTTTTAATCCTGCACTTTCTAATTCCGTTCTACTAACATTTCTAACATATCCAAACCAAGTTGCAAATCCTTCTTGATTTATTGCAACATCTTCGGTCAGAATACCTACAATATAATCGGCAGGATATGTTCCATCTGAAACACATTTTATTACTGCAATTCTATTACCTTGTGTTGGGTCTGCGGGATTGAACATAACCAAACAACCATTTGGTAAGTTACCGCCACTTTTATTTACAATTGGCGGATAGTATAATTCTTGTCCTAATTGTAAAGTTGCATCACCACCCATTCTCAAATCCAAAGTTTTATCCGTTGTATTTGCTTGTAACATATAACTCTGGAATGGTGAAGTTGATGATGAATCAAAAACTATATAATCTAATTTACTAAAACCATTTACATCCAACGAACCTGTTATGGAAATTGAACCTGTAAAGATATGTACATCATCTAATGAATCTCCCAATATTGTTGAACCAGATGAAAAAAGTATTGATGATGAATATATAGTTACTCTATATTCATTTGCGGTAAGTGTATTAAATGATGCATTAAGAGTACCATCCGTTAAATCCGTATCCTTTGCATATCCTTGTGTGTATTTTAATGAACCAGAATCAACCAATTCATCTAATGTTCTTGTATCATCAATCATTACGGGCTTTGTACCCATATCTCTGTTATCTCTACCAGTGTTTGGATATAATGTTTCATATCCCTGATTTTGATACGATGGTATTGGATTACCCTTTTTCTGCCCCATTTTATTTTATTATGAATTTTTATCTGCCCACATTACGGCTTCGTTAAAAGTCGAACCAGTTGATAATGCATAATTCAATTGATATTTTTTATACAAATCAGGATTTAATCTCCTATCATACAATCCTATAATTTCAGATACATCCAATGATGATGAACCTGCATTTATTAATTGAGTAGTTAAAGAATTTGCATTTGCAACATAAGATATACCACCACTAGCATACGTTTCCGTTTTTAGTGATGCGGATGTTGGGGTTAATCCGAATGCTTTACTTCCCACAGTCATATAACTAAGGAATTGTGATACATTACTACCACTTAATATTTGATGTGTTGGTTGCTTGCTCATTATTATTGATTTTTAGGAGATACTAATGCACCTTGTGTTTCAACATAAGACCAATTAGTTTTATCAGTTGGGTATTTAATTTCAAAAGCTGCGTTAGAGCCTGTTGTATTTGTTGGCCTTGTGTTTGTTGTTGACCTATTTTGAGTTGTTCCTAAACTAATTACCAATGAGTTATTTACAACACTTCCCATATTAGCTTTAGATGCTGATATGTGCATTACTACAAATGATTCTGTGAAATTGTTAAAAGTACTACTACTAAAATCGTTATATCCTGCTATTGTTGATATAACACCATTATAATTTAATACACCAAACTTTTTTACATCATTTGAATCATTTATATTTGAATTAAAAAATGGTGTAAAATAAGAAGATGTTATTGATACTTTTGCCGATGTGTTTATCGGTCCTAATCCTGTTGATGACGTTACAAAGAAAGACCCAGTATTTAATGCAGATGCTGGAATAATTGTACTTCCTGTAATCCAATAGTTTGTACCATTTCTTTTATTATCAGTTGTTGGATATTGAGCCATACTAGCTGATGCTTCTAAACTATATCCCCAACTAGGTGACCATGTACCTGTTTGTATGGTTGTTTTCTTTTGTCCCATTTTTATTTTATTATTTTATTAAACTATAACCAATACATTTATAAATATAAGAATGTTTGAGAAACCTATAAGCATAAAAAAGGGGAAGAATTTCTTCTCCCCCAATTTTATTATCTAAGAATTACTTTAGATTAGATAGATGCTAAATCTTTAACATAAATCTTACCATAGTATTCAGGACGAACCATTTTCTTAGCGTAACGAGTCATCACACCTCTACGTGGAGTAAAGTTTTGTGGGTCATACACTAATGGAGTCATAATCAATGGTACATAAGGAGCGTAAACAGCACCAGTCTCTAAGAAGTTGTTACCTCTATAACCCATCAAGATTTCGTTAGAAGTCATGTAAGGGTTTTTGTAAACTGTGTATCTATTGCTCATAGAACCTACTGCAGTAACACCAGCAGCGAACTGCATAGCATCTTTATCTGCATTTACAACGAATCCAGGAATTGATTCTAAGATAGTACAAACATCAGGAGATGCAACGATGAAGTTAGCACCACCACGAAGTGTTAATTGATGAATCTTGTTAGAAACTTTGTTCAATTTAACACCTAATGTTTGAAACCATGCATTCTTAGTGTATGCATTTGAAGAACCACCAATGTTAGACCAAGCTCCACCTACATATTCCTCACCAACGTTAGTTGACCAGTATTCAGTAGTTAATGCGTTGCTCTTTAACATATCTAAGATTTCTAAATCAATCTCTAAAGAGATATAATCAGATAACATAGAAGTTAATTCAGCTTCTGCATCAATTGAGTGGTAAGCGTTCAAGTCTTGCGCTAATTCAGGAGTCCATACTGCTTTCAACTTACGAGTCTTAGCAACGATAGCCTCTGATTTTAATTCAAGATCGATTTCAGGAATATCCAATGCAGTTGTTGTGTTACCAGCAGAATTTGCAGTTGAATCTTCGAAATCACCTCTATCGTAAGCTACAGGAACTTCAGAATAAGTGATAGTTGCAGCACCTGCGTCTGCTAATGCAGCTCTTTGAGTTAAAGATGCAGATACGAATAATACAACGTTAGTACCAGATACATAGTTGAATTGACCTAAAGTAGAGTGTACACCAGCCACTTGGAATGAACGTACAGCTTCAGTATCAGCAGTTGCTGAAATGTTAGCTTTAGGGATAGTCAACTTAACGATTTGGCGACCTGTTGCTACAACGTTAGCTACTGATTGAGAGTAGTTAGCGTCAAATCCTAATTCAACCCAAGAAGCTGAAGCTTGTGCGGTTGTATTAGCTGCTACAGATGCATCGTTTACAGAGTATCCGTAACGTCCTTCACCATAAAGACCGTTTACAGCTGCATCAGTTCTACCGAAGTTAGCTGCTGAACCAGTTGCGTTAGTACCACCGAAAAGTGATTTACCACCAAACTGTCCTGCACCACCTTGAGCTGAACCATATTTGAAATCTAAGAAGAAGATAAGACCTGAAGGTAAGTTCATTGGTTGTACACTAACGAATTCCTTTGCAGCGATTTCTCCGAAGATTCTTCTTACTAATGGTAACGCAACACCAGACCATTCTTCAGAACCTGAAGAAGTACCAGTTTGAGTTGCCTCATCAAGCAATTGTTTTGCTTGGTTTTCTAACAATACAGCCATGCTGTGTTGTTCTCTTTCTTTCATACCTTCTAAAAGGCCAGTTTTCTCCCATTTAGCTTTCAATTGGCGAGTTTCTGCCAACATTACCGCTTGTGGGTTTTTGCCTTCCATAAGTTTGCTTAAATCAAAATTTGCCATTTTATTTTATTTTTTTTATGGGTTGTTTATTTTATGATACCAGCTAATTGCTTAAAGCGATTTGCTAATTCATTTGTACTTTCTGCGATGATTTCCTTTTTTGGAGCTGTTGAAGCTTGTACTTTAGAAGCAAACCCTTCGGTTACTGTCTTCTTAGCTGCAACTTTTCTTTCAGTTCCAGTGAATTTCATTGATTCAGATAGTGTAGCGTAAACTAATTTTACTTCTCTTACAGAAGTTGTTCTGTCTAAGTTCTCTACAACTTTAACTTTTTGCTCATTTGTAAGGTTGTAACCTCTGAACAATTTGTTAGCGTAAAGTAATTTAGCGTTTAATAGATTTACTTCGTTGATTGTACCTCTTAAAGATTTGATAGCATCCATAGCTTCTTTCAATTCAGCTTCAAGTTGTTTAACTTTTGCTTCGTTAGCTTCTGCAGCTGGTGCTTCTTCTTCAGCTTCATCATCTCCGTATCCCATTTCTCTTAGAATTTCGTCTAAGTCGATTTCTTCATCGTCAGCTGCTGGTGCCATAGCATCCATTTCAGCTTCCATAGCTGGTGCTTCAGCAGGAACTTCTTCCTCAGCTTCTTCACCTTCCATAGCTGGTGCTTCAGCAGGAACTTCTTCCTCACCTTCTTCACCTGCGATTTGAGCTTCTAACTCACGGATGATAGATTCTAAATCTAACTCATCTTCGTCAGTTGTCATTTCATCTTCACCTTCCATAGCTGGTTCTTCTGCAGGGATTTCTTCTTCTGCTCCGAACTCATCTTCGCCTTCGGTAAGGTCTTTAACTTTATCGTAATCTTCAACTTCAGCACCTACTTGTGCGCTTTGGTTTGCGATTCCGCTTAAGTCAGTGTCATCATCATTTGCCTTAGTTGCTGGCATTTTGTTATCACCACCACCAATTTCGCTTGATACATCGTTATCTTCGTTAATATCTGCTTCTTCTTCTTCGCCTTCCATTTCGGCTTGCAATTTCTTAGAAAGAATAGATTGTAAACGAGGAGTAAACGCTTCTTCAAGAGCGATTTTAGCGTTAGCAATAGCAGTTTCACGAACAGCTTTAGCATCTGCGATGGCTTCTTTCAACAATTTTGAACTTGCCATTTTTTTCCTTATTTATCGGATTTCTGAAGTCATTAGAATTTGGGACTTCAATAGAATTTTTTAATTGGCGTTTTGGTCACTACACATAAAGGTGAGTATTCATTACCAATGTAAAAACGCATATAAAATACGTTATTGTATCAATAAATATATAAAAGTTAGAGAAAACGATAAATTTCTAAAAAAATCTTTAGAAAAGATAAATAAAATCAGTATGCTTATCTGATTTAAGCTTTTGGCGGATACGCTCATCTGAACAACCAAAGTGATTGGCTGCATCTACCATTGAATAAAATTCTATACCATCACAACTAATGATAGGTAATTCTAAACGGATATTGTTTCCCCACAAATCTTGCATTTCTTCATAGGTAATATCCCAACCATCTACTTTTTTCCAATGACGATATTTGGGATTGTTTGATTCTATGTAGTTCCTAACCATTGATTCAGTCATATCACCACCAATCAACTCTGCTATTTGTTTTGGATTCTCAAAAGGAATACCATCAACTTCGTATTTAATTTGTGGTTTTGTTTCCTCACCAATGATTTGCCACTCTTTGTATTTGGATTTAGTTGAACGACATCTCCTCTCAACTTCAGTAGCCACTAATGTATTTGGGTCTATTGAAATAGCTGCTTCTCTAAATGATTTGTATTGTACACCATCTACCACACATTGATAAGTTCCATCAAATTCAATATCTTCTGCAGCAATATCAGGATTTCCTTTTACAAATACTAATATGTTTTGATGGACAGATGCTACCTTACGATTTCGTTTGAAGTAAGTATCAACCACTCTAGCAGCCTGATGTTGTGAGTTGAATAGAATCATATCGTTGTAGAAATGTAGTCCAGCTTCCTCACATGCTTGAATAGTTTTGGATACTAGTCCTCTATACTTTCCTATTTTGTAATTACCAGTTAGGGATTGTTCTCTTACTTCCGATACTACTACCGCAAAGAATCTATTATTCTTTAACTTTTTTGCAGCCTTTCCTAAGATACTGAAATATTTCTCATCGAACTTATCATCTTCCATTGTTGATATATCCAATGGATTATCACTATAAACTTCTAAATCATAATAAGGAGGACAAGTAAAAACAAAATCAAATTGGTCATCACCCAAATAATCCAACATCTCATCACTATCACCACTTACCCACTTTGGTTTTGATGATTGCTTTCGGTTTTCTTCTATTTGTTGTTTGGATAAATCGATACCCATATATTCATATCCCATTTCAGTTGCCACAATACCTCTAACACTTCCGCCGGCAAATGGGTCTAAAACCTTACCTTCTTTTGGAGTGAACCATTGATACATATTCTCACAAAGGGTTGCATCGAATATTGAAATTGTATTATCTTCCCAGAAACGGGCTCTACTTTCAGCATCTTCTCTACCTAATTCTGATTGAATATTGTAGGTTTGTATCCAGTACCTCTTACGGTCCTGCCATTCTTTAGTTCGGGTATCTAATATTGAGAAAGGCTTAATCATATACAAATATACGAAAAAAGCTTGGAATAACCAAGCTTTTAACTATGTTTTTTAATCCACTGGATAAAATTTTATACTCAATATCACATTATCAGGTTTTGTAGCCAATAGAGATTCTACATAATCATTAGCTCTCTTTCTAGCACCAAAGTGTCCGAACTCCATCACATCGTAATAAGCTAAAGTGACTTTATATATGTGAGTAGGAAACTTACCACTACCATAGTGAACCCTATGTTCAATGTTACTACGTTTTACATTAGGTAACTTCATTAGAGAAGTGATTCGGTTAGAAGAAGCGTTGACGGTGAAGAAATCAAAATCGTTCATATTATTAGGGGTTAGGTTGAACACTTATTACAGTATAAACATACGAAAAAAGCTTGGAAAAACCAAGCTTTTATCAAAAAATATTTTACTTTTTTTATTTATTATTCACCTTCATATTCCGCATCAGCGTATAATCCAGTAACATACTTATCTTCAATTGCAGCTAAGTTTCTTCTATATGATGCTAATTGTTCCGTACCTTTTTTCAAGTCCTGCAACATTTTACTTTTTTTATTTAATTCCTTTTCTGCAAAATACTTAGCAGCCATTTCTTTTTGTTTAGCCTCCAATTCATTAACCTTCTTTTGTACTGCCATATACTTTACATACATTTTTGGTACTCTACCAGCTTCATTTATTGATTCGTTTGTTCCGTATTCGTGGTAGTTTCCAGCTGCTTGAGAAATGTAGTTTTCTGCTTTAGAAATATGGTCTTGAATCCAAGCCGGTATTTCTTTTTCATTCTCACCCATTTTAGCTTTCAATTCAGTTGCCATTTTAATAATGGTATCTAATTGATTTTGTCCCATAGAAACTTCATGGTCTTCACCTTCTGCTTCATTAACAAATGCTTTTGCAAATGGATTAGAAATTACTTTACCCATTTCAAATTTACCAAATGCTTTTTGTGATACCAATCCTCCTAAACGAATCATAATTATTTCTTTTTATTTCCTAATCTTTCATGCATTGTATCCGTAGATATATCTGCTATTTCATAGTAACGATTTAAGATGTGACCCATATCTTCATATAAAGAATGTAATCTCTCATCCATTGCTTTTGCTTCCATAGCGAATTTATCGAATGATTTACCCATCTTATCCAATTCCTGCATATTTCTTTTTACAGTCACTGCATCAAACCAATCACCACTTTCTCTTAGGGTCATTTCCTTTGCAGCCTCAACAATAGCACCTAATGTATTTGCAACCTCTGTCATATCAGATTGTCTTTTCATTTGGTCTTGGAAAGTATTGTAAGTAGAAATGATTTCTAAGAAGTGTTTTTTAACTTCAGTAGATAACTTTCTATCTTCTAAGTTTTCAGCAATACTGAATTTACCATTAACTATCTTTACTTCTTTCAAGTTAGTTTTACGGATGTCATTGTATGCTTTAGCTACAGAAGTTCCTTTTGGTCCATCAACTTTCAAAGTCATTTTGTTGTTGTGAACATAATCGTATATGTCAAATGGTTTGCTCATTTTATGCTATTTCAGTTATTATTTCTCTCATTAAATCCTGTGCTTTGCAGTAATCACCACAAACATCAGTTCCTATTTGTTGTAAACCTCTATTTACGGATTCGTTTACAGGCACCATAAATGCTCCATGTGTTGATGGATTTGAAACAAAGTCCCAACCAATCAATTCAAAATCATCCTGCACCTTTACCTTACCTTCTCCGATATTAGTTACCGAACCCATACCTCTTGATGAGATACCTAATAGGATACCAGCTTTCAACAATTCTTTTAAGATATTGCCTGATGGAGTTGGTAGAATTTCTACTGTTCCACATAGGTCTTCACCTTCCCAATGTATTTCTCTCACATTATGAGATACGTTTTTCAGATTGATTACAGTTGAATCTGGGTGGTCTAATTCTCCTAATGCTCTACGTTCCTTAATAAGTACTTCGTATTTCTTAGCTTCTCTCATTAAGATTTCTTTAGGATATACTCTACCATTTTGGTTTTCCGCAGATGCTCTTTGTAGAATACCCTTTACCAAAGTTCTTCCACCTTCATCTTCTTTTACCTTACCTTCAAAGAGGTTTGTTTCTATTAGTAATGATTTCATGTTATATTCTTATTTAAGCTGGTACACAATTTGGAACTTGCTTACCGCCCTTATCTTTCATACCAACTTGCTTATATCCTTTCCAACAAGGTGATTCTTCTTTTATAGAAGATTCTTTTTTAACAGGAGCTTCTATACTTCCTTTTAGTCTGGATGACATTTTGTTAAATTCGGTTTTATCCACTCCTAAACTATCCATCACCTTTCCAATTACTTGAACTTTTTGATTAAAATTTAAATTAGTATCTTTTATTTTATCAATAGCCATTACTAATTTTGATTTTACTGAACCAGGAAGTGTTGCTGCTGGTAATTCTGCTTCGGTTTTAAGCGATTCCATTTTGCTTCTAATTCTAGTAGCTATTGTACCTAATTGTGTTTTATCTACACCCAATGCATCAACTACTTGTGCTACTAATTGTAATTTTTGAACATTACTAAGTTTAGCATCTTTGATTTTATCAATAGCCATTCCTAATTTTTGTTTAACTGCTGATGGAATTGAGGCCTTTGGTAATTCAGTTGCAATATCTTCGTTTACAGATTCGTTAGTTAAGATGTTTACTATTTTAATTAACTCCGAATCACTAACACCTTTAGTACTAATACCACTATCTTCTATTATTTTTCTAAGTTTATCAGCGTGGTCTTTTCTAACAGCATCTTTAATTCCTTTATTTTGAAACAACATTGCTATGGTTTTTAAATTTGCAGCTTCGTTTACCGATTCTATTGCATATTTGGATTCTCTCTCATCCCACTGCTTTTTACTCATTATACCCACACTCTCAACATTAGCACCACCCAATAGTTTATCAACATTTTTACTTAAAAATTGTTTAGCACCTCTAGCGGTATTAAAAGTGTTTAATAACTTTTTACCACGTGTCATTGATAAATATGCTACCCAAGCTCCAGGTTCAGATATTGTATTTGCTTCATCTACTTTTTTACCAGCTCTTAAATCTGCTAAATCATCTCCTTCAATATCACCATCTTTATCAACATCCAATTTATGCTGACCACCAGTTAGTTCTTCGTTTTTCTCACCTTTACCATTCCAAGCAGAATCAACTTTATTGAAGAATGCTTTCTTTTCATCATCTGACATATCATTAATACCTTTACCTGCTTTATCTAAAGCCTTTTGAAAGAAAGCTTGATATTCAGATTCCTCTGTCATTACTTCTTTAACTAATTCTTTTAGTCTTTCTCTAGTGATTTTCATATTTTCCTTTTTATTTGGTAAACCCTTATGTGATGTAGAAGCAAAATCTTTAGCATCTTTATCACTCATAGAGTCAGCTGCTTTTTCAATTTCTTTAGATGGGGCTTCCATATCGCCCTTTTGTACAGCATGAACCATACCCATAAATCTTTGTTGTGCTTTAGATACTGCTGGCATATTATAGAGTTCTTAATTTTTCAGTTATTCCCATTAACCTTTCTCTGATTTTATATAAAGATGCATTTGTTCTTTTCCAGTAATCTTCTTTCTTAAGCCCGTTTTCGTTCTTAATTTTAGAATACCAATTAACAAACTTCTCTATTTCAGAAAGTTGTTTTTGTATATTAGAAACTCCTCTACCAACTTTTGCTTTTGGTGAGGATTCTTCTCTTTTAAGTTCTAACCAACGATTTTCAGCCATCATCATACCACTAATATCTGCAATTTCTGCACCTGGTTTCTTTTTAGCTGCGGTTGGTTTAATTGGTAATGCTTCATCTCTACTAGCTGGTACATCACCTAAAGCCCAAGCTTTTTCACCTTCTTCTAAATTATCAACAACAGTTCCACCAGTTACACTAGCCAATCTATTGTTTTTCTTTTTAGTTTGACCTGGCTTTGAAAATGCAGCCGGAGTATCATATCCAGCAACCGCACCAGTTCCAGTCATTTCATCCAATTCTTTTTCAGATTGAATTTCTTTAACAATAGTTCTGATTATTTCTTTTAATCTAGCTTCCATTATTTTACTTTAGATTTAAGTTCTTTGATTAACTCATAAGAAAGCATAATCGATGAAACTTGATTATCAGATACACCCTTACCCATTTTCATTTTTTCTAAAACGGAAATAGTTTCTGCTAATTTAATAGTAGTAACTTTATCTTCCACTTTTGATTTAATAGATTTTAATTCTGCTACTATTTTTGGAAGTTCGGATGCAACATAATCTTTAAATTTAGTAGTATTTGTAATATTATTAATATATTCTTTTAATAAATTCTTTTGAGAATCATCTAAATTTGTATATTTTTTATTGAAAGTTTCTACTAAAATCTTATAAGTAAGTAATCTAAGGTCTTTGTCTTGTTGTTTATAGGCTTCAATCAACTTTTTATCTTCGGTTGGTTGAGTTTTTAGGGATGGTTTTGATGTAATATTTTCTATTAGGGTAATTTTAGAATTAAAAATATCTTTAATATCATATCCACTCTCTCTCTTAGATTCAAATACTTTATATATTGATGCTAGAACTTTATAATTAGTTATAGGTGATGATAGGAATTGTTCAATATCAAATTTAGCAGAAACCTCTTTAATAAGATTAAATTTCTCCTTTGATAGTGCTGATTGATTTAATTTAGCATGTGCATCACATACTGTTTCTACCAGTCTATCTGCTTTTGTTTCGGAACTATACTTTTCCTTTAACAATATATCATATAGACGTAATTCTTTGTTTAACTCTGTGTTTGGACCAAAGAATTCTCTTACGATGTTTTTAGCGTTTTCAGTTTTATCGCCATTAAGAACTTCTAATGTTATTTGTCTTACTAATAATTCAAATAACACCCCAGTGTTCTTAAACTTGGAATGTTTAATTTTTTTCATTTAATTACCCTATATTTAATCTACCCTATAAACTAACACATATAAATATAAACAAATTTTTCTTTATTAAATTTTAGTGTCATCTAATAGGTTTTTTTCATCCAACATATCAGTTTTTTCGCTCAAAATCTTCTTTTTTGCTGAAATTCCGTTGATATATTCTCTTGCTAACTTTTTTGCGTTAGCATTTAAGTTCCTGTCATCTCTCTTTCGCTCCTTATGATTCTCCATATCTCCTAATGGGTCTCTACCATAAGGATGCTTATCTTTACCATAAGTGTTTCCTTCTTTCGGCCTTCCAACACCTCTATTTAATTCAATTTCGGTTTTAAGTTTACCAATTTCCTCCTCCACATTTTGTTGTTGTGGTGGATTTGCCGGGTCTTGTCCTTGTTGTTCAATCGAAGTGTGTCTGAATCTATCTTTAAGGTCTAAGATTACTTTAGCTCTTTCAATATCAACTTCATCTTGTGATAATCCGAATATATTATGATATGACCAATCAGATGATAACATATTAAGTGCTTTTGCATCTGATGCTAATCTTACCTTCTCACTCCACAAATTAACTTTCTCCTGCTCATAAATTGTAGAAGCGTTAGTAAGAGTTAATTCAAAGTTTGTCATTTCCGAATCTTCAATTCCCTGAGCCGCTAGGTGTACGATTGCTATTTTAGTTAATTCACTAACAACTGTTCTTTGAATTCTTTCGATAGTTCTAGCAAAACGAACATCTTCTGCAGCTAGAGTAGCTTTACCATTAACATTCTCATCATAAGATAAGTAAGCCTTTGGTACTCTCAATGCTGCAAATAACTTACCTCTTAAATACTCAATATCCTCAATAGCCGCATATTCTAAACCTTGTAGGTTTTCAATATTTGTACCACTATCACTACCACGCACAGGTAAGAAAAAATCTTCAGTAAGGTTTTGTATATTATATTTTAAATTATAATCACCAGTATCTTTATTAACAAATGGAGTTTTTTTCATTTTGTTAATAATTTTTTGCATGTAGTTATCAACTTCTACCGGTGGAATATTACCAATATCAATTTTAAAGATTCTTTTTTCAGGTGCTCTCATAATACGATGAATTAACATCGCATCTTCCATAAGAGATAATTGTTTCCAAATTCTTCTAGCTCCTTCTACCATTGATTTACCATAAGGTAAGAAGTTTGTGTCTGATAACATACGAAAGTGAGCCATCTCATATTGCTCATATTCTTTTTTACCAAAACGGTCCATCTCCACCTTATATTTAACGTAATTTGCATTGTTAGGGTCAGTACCTTCCAATCTCTCAACATTATATGTTGAATGTGGCATACAATTTATAACACCCTTACCTTCTGCAATTTCCAATGCTAAGAAAGCATCTCCGTATTTCACTAAGTTTCTAACCCAAGGCCATAAATTAAATTCTATGTTCATTATATCATAGAATAAATTATGAAGTAGTTCTCTTACGTTTTCGTTTGTAGATTTAATTTGCAGTACATCACCATATTCATTCTTTGTAGTAGATTCATCAGCGTATATATCTAATGCAGATGATATAATTGGGTCACTATCCATAGCATCATAATCTCTAAAAAGTTCTCTACGAACTTGATGATATGCCATTGATTGTGCACCTTGACTGGTTTCATAATAAGACCTTTGTAATTTAGTATATCTATCTCTAAGATTTACAAAGTTTGTATTATGCTGACGGTCTTCGGTATCTACAACTTTTCGTTTGCCATCTTTATCAACCGTTACAATTGCATTGGTTGAAAATAGTTTTTTAAGTCTACCAAAGAAACTTCTGTCATCTAATTGTTGTTCGTCTGCCATATTTTATTTACCATTTTCTACAAGACCAATATCTTGCTTTTGTTCTAGGACCGGGATTATCACAATTGTGTCTTGCTCTAAAACTAGCCCTTCTATCAGGATTATTTTTCTTAATCTTTACTCCCTTTTGACCAAAGTTTACTTTAATAACTTTACCAGTCTTAGGATTTTTTACATATACCTTAAACTTTTTAACATCACCTGCAGTTGGTTTACCTAATTTAACTTCTCTACCCTGATATTCTGCTTCGAATACACAAGGACAATTAGCTTCAGTTAGTTCGTTTGAGTAAGATTTAAGATATGCTATAAAATCATCCATATCTTCTTGCTCAACATCCAATTCATCATAATCATCAATTGGATTGTCTTGTGGAGTATCTCCCATAGAATATGCATTATCTACATACTCATCTTCATTTAAGATATTTGTTAATCTAATCATAGAATTTCTATTTTGACATTATATAACATAAATATCGTAATTTATCAAAACCCTACAACCACTGGGTTAAATCCTCCATACTATCACCAATTTGCATTTTCCAAGGGTTATCATCTATATTACTTCCACCATATACACCAGAATGCTGCATGTTTGATGAAATACCTCCCATAGCCCTTTTGGTTAAATCAATACCTTCCTGTTTTAATCTAAGTGCGGTATCCCTAACCCACAATCCAATACAAAATGCCATCACTAAGTCATCGTTATATCCCTTCATAGCCTCAGCTCTACCATTCATAAATATAAATGTAAACAATTCATCTATCAAACGATTAGAACGAACTGTAACTGCTTTTTCTCTAAAATATTCATCTAATTTAGATACAATCAAAGGTCTAGTCTTAGATGTAGTTGAGAATCCAGCAACCATCTGTCTTTCATCGGCTCTATATTTATTTCTCATTTGGTTTTCAACATCTACATACTTCAAATCCTTACTCATATAGAATAAGTTTTTGTATCCTCTATCTATTACTTGCTGAATAGCTGCCCAACCAATATTTGCGTTCTCTATTACAAGTAATGCATCATTGTATTGCGTAGATAATTCAACTAAGAAGTTTCCAAAATCTTTAGTATCAACCTTTCCTTTGTATTCAGCTACTTGAGTACAACTATTGATTTCCATAACATGAGCTGCGGAGTAATCCGAACCATCTCCTCTAGCCACATCGGCAATTACCATATAAGAACCACCTGGTGCTGGGTATTCCCATCTCCAAAGGTTTCCATCAAATCCAGTCTTCTCTAATGGGTCTTGGCAATAACTTTCTTTATAGAACATCAATAGTTCTGGGTCAATAACAGTATCACCAGAAGATACAAAGTCACAATCACATTCCTGTGCTGCTTTTTTTGCTCCTAATAATTTTTCTTGTTCCTCTCTCCAGGCTTCACCTCTTTCAGGGTGTACTGTCCAATGTAATCTGATTGTATTAAATGGGTTAGTACCTTCTTCAGCTGATAACCAAGTTTTATGAAACCAATTACCCACACCATTTGGAGTAGAAAGTGCAATACAACTACCACCCGTTGAAAGTGTTGATTGTGCGGATGTCCAAATTTCATCAATATCACCAATGAAGGCGGCCTCATCAAATATTAGAAGTGATAAGGCTTCCGAACGTCCAGCATCAGGAGATGATGCAATAGCCTTAATTTGAGAACCATTTTGTAATTTAAGTGAAAGTTTATTATCTTCTAAAGAACCACCCTTTAGCCAACTAGGAAGTAATTCATGCATTACTCTTACCTTAGTTACTAAGTTCTTTGCTACATCTTGCTTTGTTGCAATAACCAATACGTTGAAATCACTATTGAACAACATTCTCCATAGTGCATATCCAGCTGAAAGAGTTGAGATACCCGTTTGACGGGATTTGAGTACTATATTAAAACGATTTCCTGCAAATTGTGTTAGGGTACTTTCCTGAAATGGGAAAAGATGAAAAGGTATCTTACCTCTCACCGGATGCTGAATCATACAATACTTCTTCATAAAGTGAATCGGGTCTACCGCACACTTTTTGTATTCATCTGCTATAATCTCTTTAAGAGATTTCTTTTGTGTTATACCAGTACTCATATTAATCAACCGGTGGTTTAACTAAATCGTAACCTTTATCTTTTAATTTATCCCAAGCTTCGTTTCTTAGTTTAATTGCTTGTTGAATTTCTTCTTCAAAACGAGTTATATCTGCTAAGATTTCTGCTTTTAATTCAGTTACATCTCTCTCCATACTCCACTTTTCAATCGTACCATCTTCGTTTACAACTTCATATTCTTGCTTAGCATCATTGTATGCTTGTTGGAATTGAGAAACTACATCTTTACCATAAGAAATCATATTATTAAATATCTTATAATCTTCGTATGCTTCCCACAAACCATCATATTTTATTTGAGCTTCTCTTATAGTAAGACAATGTAAACAATAACCTGTTTTGGATATTAATTTTTTATCAACCCTTCCGTATTTTATTGTTTTACAATTATCAGATTTACAAGTATTTAATGCTGCTAAATAAGCTCTTGTTTCAGCCATTATATCACCCAATTCCGATACTTCTATTTTACCACCAGCATGCTGTTCCCAAGACTTTCCAGTCTCATCAGTCCACCTTTCCCCAACTTTTCTTTTTACCTCTTGTTTATCAGCTCCTGCAAATGATACAAACGCTTCTTTTTGATATTCACCACCAGTCAATACCATATCTACCAACTTTCTACGCGTTGGATGCATAAACTTTTTATTGAATTCCTTTGCCATATTACTTATAATATATTTGTATATATAAGTATATCAAAATTCAAAAAACGATTAACTATCGAAGAAAATACCTAAAATTTGATTTAGGGGTGCGAATGCACCTGTTAATTTGTAAGTGTTACCACCATATACGAATACAATACCTTCATTTGGTACAATCTTATCAAATCCACCCAAAGCGTTAAGTCTTTCTAACTCTAATTTTAATTTTGCAATCTTCTTAGGGTCACCGCTTGCTTTTACTTGAGCGATTGTTGATTCCAAACGAGCTACCATTTGTCTTTTAGCACTATCAGGGTTTGCTGTAAGAACAGATTCCATAAAAGATAGTACATCAGCACCAACTCCTAAGAATATCTCCTCAAATCTCATTAGATTTTGTTTTGATATTTTTTGTTGGTCTTGCTTATCAATTTTTTCAGCCCAATCTTTTAATTTTAAATCCTGTATTGTATTGATACGGAATGATTTATCGTTAAATGCCCACCTCTTAACCAATCCTATTTTTTGTTGAGTATCTAATTTTTTTGCACCCTTTTCTACAAAATTAGTCCACCATGCTTGGTGATAATCAGCTACACCATCCGAATCATTTAAACTAAATTCGTTTTGAAGTTTAGAAATCATTCCTAAATATTTTCCTTGTAATTTAGAAAGGTCTTCTGATTTAGGAAGTTTGTTTATTGGAGGTCCCTGAATTGTGTACTTAGATTGTACATGTGCATTTACTTGCTTAATCATACCACCTAATATACTTGCTGCTTGTTGATTTTCTCCGATAATGACACCATCTATATCATACTCAAACGTACCATGAAATACTAATAGTGGTTGATTATATGGAATTACGTTTACGGATGTTGGATATATTACTTCCAAATTCATAAAACACGCACCATCCTTAAAAATCTTTTGTCTTTGTGGTTCGGATAATGCCCCAATTGCTTTTGATAAATCTTGCATAGCAAAGTTATATGCATCTGTCAATCCACCTCTATTTGCAAACTTTTCAGCTACCTGTCCTATTGTCATAGCACCCTCACCTTTATTCTTTAGATGCGATTTATTACGAGCAGCAACTAATCTACCATTTACCCAACTAACCGCTAGTGCCTGTCCATCTGTTTTTTCTCTTGCTAATTCCAAATCACCATTAAGAGCTTTTATTACAATTTGCTTTAAATCACCAAATGTAAGATTCATCTCAATATCAAATGGATGGTTCATGTGACCATAAGCCCCACCTTCTACTAATAGCGATTCGTTAATATTTTCGTTTTTTAACTTATCAATTTGTTTTTTAAGTTTATCTATCTCAGCTCTAACTTTCATTTGTGCCGGAGACATTGGCATCATTTTAAAAGCCTTATTATATAGTACTACAAGTTCTTTCTCTAAATCTTTTAATCCTTCTTTTACTGGAGTATATTCTTCACTACCATCGTTATCTAACTTAGATTTTAATTTCTTAACATCTTTTGGATTTGGTGCTCCGTTAATATATCCACCAGGTAAAGATAATCCTACACCTGCCCCACCACCAAGTCCCATTTCATCCAATAAATTATCAAAATCTTCAACTATTTCCTTTATATCTTCTTTTGAAATTATTTGAGGTTTTTGATTTTTAGGAAGTTCCCAAAATCTTTTAGGTTTTTTAATTGATTTTTTTGGTTCAGTTTCTTGCCAGTTTTCAACTGTATGAGGGTCATCAGCTGGATTCAATGTACTCTGAACTACATTTTTTACTTTATATACTGCTTTTCTAAATTGGGTTTCGGTATCTTTTGATTTACCTCTACCTCTCATAGTATCTGCTTTTGGTTCTTCCAATTGAACATACCCACCCTGCTTATACCAATTTTCAGGTTTAGCTTTATTTAAAATTCTTTTTTGTCCATCTGCTACAAATGATGTATCAGGTTCATCGCCTGCAGTCATACCAGCATTGCTAGCAGCTTCTTTTAAATTTTCTTTCTTAGGTATTCTGAACGTTACTGCTTTCTTACCATTAATTGTTGGCATTCCCCATTCATCTTCACCTATTGATTTAACAACTACTTTTTTGTTTTTGAATTTACCCATTAATAGAGTATCTCCAACCTTTACATTTAATTTGATTTCCTCATTAATACACTCTTTAAGTTTTTTCAACTTAAGAGTAATCATTTTGAATATTTGGTCATCAAACTTTGGATATGCTTTTGTAAAGTTTTTCTTTCTTTCTTCTTCATCACCAGCACTTAACCAATAACGAACATCAGTACCACTAATAGCATTTGGTTGTGCAGGCGCCGCATACACATATCCTTTATCTAAATAAGGTTCTTCTACTTTACCTTTATATGGAGTAAAGTATTTACCACTTAGACGTGATGAATCCTTTTCACCCACAACAGTTATAAAACCAGTTGTATCTGAATCAAACTTATTAAGTATTTCTTGAGGAGCGTATGGGTTTTTAATTTGTACAATTTTATTTGATGAGATACCAAACATCTTCATCATTATTGCTTTCTTTTCTTTAAACCCAAATGGAGATTTTTTATTATCGGTTACATCGGAAGTTCCTATATAAACACTATCCCTTCCAAATTTCCTAACCAAATGGTCATACGTTGCATAATGACCCTTATGAAATGGTTGAAAGCGGCCAGAATAGACAACAACTACTTTGTCCATTTCTGCCGCTTCTCCCAATATTGCTTCCAATAAAAATTTTGCTAATCCTTTCATATAGTTTTCTTACTATATAAATATTAGGATTATTCTTTTACAACTTTCATACCGTTACCATTGGATTCGGTTGTTTGTTGTCTTTGCATTTCAGCTAATTGTTTTCTAGTTGGTGCACCAGGTTGGTACTGAATAGTTCCCTCTTGAATATTAATTCTACCTTGTGGGTATTTTTCATCAAGTCCATCAATTACCTCTCTTAATTCAGAATTTAATACTTTGAATTCATCTTCTCCTTTTTCTAAAAAATCATCCATTCTTACCATTTCTTCGTGGATTTCTTTTTTACGAATATGGATTTGTCCAAATTCGATAATTAAAGAATTGATTTTTTGATTTAAATCATTAATTGATTTTAAAACATCTGCTTCAATTTTAGCAGTTTCAATAGTAATTTGTTGTTGTTGCGGTATGTTATCTAAACCTGCCATAATATTATGTTTTTATTGTTTTGTATATATAAGTATATTATTTTTTTATTTTTTAAACACAGAAACTCCTTTTTCTTTCACAACCTCACCTGCGCAATAGTTTCCCCATTTAATTGATTCACCTACATCATTAGAATCTAAATATTTTGCGGTAAATCCTGCTACAAAGGTATCACCAGCACCACTTACATCTGCGTTTTCTATTGGAATAACCGGATATGTTGTATGTTTGTATGCCGTTCCTGTTTTGTCAAGTGTACATATAATTTTATCAAACAACCATTCGTTATCTCTTATTACATCTTTACTAAATTCCCACTCTGCTCGGTTTACTTTAATGAATTTTAAATTTGCACACCAATCACCTAATTTCTTTTTAGTATCAGCAATAACTAAATTATGCATAGAGGCTATTGTATTAATATCTTCTTCGGTTAAAAATCCTTTACAATAATCAGATATTATAATTGCGGAATATTGTGTCAAATCAGGTAAATCGTTGATATTAATTCTATTAACAGAATCGTTCTCGTCCACTCTTAAATACAATTCATTTGTATCTTCATTAACATAACGAGTTTTTATTATATTACCATTATCAGAAAACATATCAACATCGATACCCATAGCTGATAAATTATTTGTTGTGTTAGCTGCCATACCAACTCCATACTTTTCATACGTTGGAATAAATACAGGACCTTTTCCCTCTGGG